TCGCCCTGTACACTATAAAATAATTCTGCTACTTTTAATTTACTCATATATTTTTGACCACTTCTTAAGTTTAATTTTTTTGTTTGATTTGGCAACATCTAGTTCACTCTGTGTGAATAGGCCTTGCTCGATCAAAATGTCAATCATGGCCAAGACATCACCAACTTCTTTTGCAAGATTTTCGCGTTGTGTGCCTTCGCCATTTAAGTATACATTGTCCACGCCAAAACGTCTACACTTGCTGACATTTTGTATAACTTCGGCACATTCTTCTTGCAATATGCCCAAGGCTTCAAGAATTCGGTCGTTGTTGTGATCGATTGGTGTAATTTCTTGCATGGCACGTTTTTCTATGTGATTTTTCATTTTTGGTACTTGCATAAATTGTCCTTTGTTGAATTATACTATATATTTTTAAATGAAGCAAGTCTATTTTCAAGTTGACTATACCTTTCTAGTGATTCATTATACAAACTGACATATTCGGGATGAATGGAAATATTTCGATTTAGATAATCTCGAATCGGCAAAGAAAAATGAAAACAGTATCGGCCTTTAAAGTTTAAATATTTAGATTTTTCCAATCGTTCAGGAACAAATCCTTTGTTCTCTTGAAACCACAGAGCAACGTCGGGGTGATGTTGCCAATCGGGAATGACATAAGCATTGTCGTTGAGCAAATGATTCATCATGCTACCATTGATAGAAATATTTTTAATATCTATAAAAGTGTCGTTTTCTAATTGGCCATTGATGCGGTATTCATTGGTGCTGTGTTTGTCACATAATTCGATCCATAGCACATGCTCGTTATCGGCCAAGTCACATTCAAATTTCACATGATCCAAGGGCATAACAGTATCGAGCACAACTGTGTCATCAATACCAATCTGTACCACTTCGGGCATACTAACGTAATTGGTGTTTAAAAATAGTTCAAACTTAACCATGGTGTTCGGCAATGTCGTCCTCGATAATGATGCCCCTTTCCAACTGATCCAGCTTTTGCTCAAAGTAGGCGATAACATCGTTGTCACCGACCCAACTGTTGTATCCCAGTTGCCTAATCAGTCGTTCGGCACGTATTCTGCGTTGTACTCGTATTTTAAAATTGCTATTTTCGTTTTTCCAATATATACCATTGTCGGTGTGTCCGGGAAAGGCCGATTGTATGTTTAACTGCTCTTTCAGTGACTCCAGTGGTGATCCCGGTATAATGCCCAGGGTAAACCCTAGGGCCACAGTGTCTATGGTTCGATCCAGGGCCATGGGTTGATATCGTGTCAGTAGATCCAATGTTGATTCAAAATCCTGTTCGGTTTCGGTGGGATAGCCAACAATCAGTAACCAAGTGCATCTAATGCCGTACAACTGTATTTTGGTCATGGCATAATCTATATCACTGTTACTGAATTTCTTTTTCATATGGTCACGTACCTGTTCCGACCCACTTTCTATTCCAATATATAAACTACGTACTCCGCTGTCTTTTAAATTGATCCAATCTTTTTCTTTGTAAGTAATTGCCGGCTTGATTATGTAATAGCCGCTCCAATGTATTTTGTTATCGCTCCAGCGATTGTAAATGGCCAATACATTGATAAAATCTCGGAATGCGCGATCACTGCCGTTTACCAAACTGTCATTAAAAAAGAAATGCTTTACATCATACTGTTCTTTTAGTTTGATCAGTTCATTGGCCAGTTTGACACCGTCCTTGAACTTGTACTTGTCCCAAAAACTTCTTATATCACAAAAGGTACAATTTCTTACACATCCACGGCTACCTTCTACACCAATGGTGATTCCGTGTACACGTGAATTTATATATTGTTCCAGCCGGAATCCGCTATAATCGGGAATGGGAATTGAGTCAAAGTTTTGCAGCGACTGCCCCACACTGTTGACTCCGGGAAACGGCAACCGATCGCTTAGTATAGCTCGCCAAGACAATTCGCCCTCGCCAATGGTGTAAAAATCGATCAAACCTTTTTCGTATAATTTTTTTCCGTAGTCACTGGAATTGGCTCCGGCTCCGCCAACTACCACAATGCCCGACATTTGTTGTCGATAGCGTTCTAAAAACCACGTGGTGTATGCAAAACTATGAATGCTAAACACACTGATCCCAACAACTTGGGCTCGAAATATTGTATCCAAGTCAAGTGTTTGTGTAAAAGCTTCGACCAAATCCAATTCATCTGCAGACAACTCTTGCTCAAGTTCGCACCAATCATTTAACAGTCGATTGTTGTTTGCGAAATAAGTTTGAAATTCCAAATTGATATCTATAAAATCTACACTGCATCCCATGGACTTGGCAATAGACTGTAACAGTGCTGGAGCCATGGGAGGATTATTCAAACCCAATTTGGGTGTATTAAGTAACACAACCGATTGATATTTGCTCTTGGCAAGCACTAAATCGGTTGTGTTATTGGGTTCAATCTTGTAAACTTTATGCAAATTTTTCTCGATTATGATTTCAATCCATTATTAAATTTTGCACATCTTCCCTCAACAATGGTTATTGAAGGATCTTGTCGAAACTTTTCTTCGGCCTTGGCCACATCTGATTGACATTCGGCTCGATTTGCGTAGGGAGTCTCGACCGACATTGCACCACATTGTGTTCCTTGACAAAAGAACACAATGGCCAGATACATGATGTTAATATCCATTAGGCAAACAAGTCCTCGCCATCTTCTCTGTGACCTTCTCGATAAGCCATATTGCTTTGTGTTTCTCTTACTTCGACCTTGAAGCACCAAAGTCTTTCTGCTTCACCTGGTCCCCACATATCGGGAATGTAAACTCCATTCACATACTTGTAAAGCATATCTGCTAATCCTTCACAACCTAAACGTGGTAGGATAGTCAACTTGGCCATTTTTTTACTTTCCAACAGTTTGAATGTTTCAAGCTCGGGATCGTCTTGTGCTACAAGTAGCGTATGATCAAATTGATCTTCTAATACCTTCTTTAATTCTTTTAATCCACCATAGTCAGCTACCCAATTACGTGCATCTAAAGTATCTGTACCAAAGTAAAATTTCATACTAAATGAATAGCCATGTATGGTATTGCAATGGCTGTCGGCTCGCCACTGTCTGTACGCACACGGAAATGCATCGTGGTATTCTTTTGTACTAGTAAATCGATAAGTTGTCATGCTGTTTCTCCTATGTTAATTATAGCATAGGCTGGCAGAGTTTGTAAAGCGGGATGAAGCCCGAGACCGCTATAGACTTATTTAATTAAGTCAAATTCCTGTTTCACATTGTGAGCTTTGACGTTGTCCATAAATTTAAGTAGGAACACACTGGCAGTTGAAGCATCATCACCATTGAAGTTTATTTTAACATAACCAGTACCGTCTTGTCTATAGTAACTGGGTTTAGCCTTACCATATTGCACAGTTTTGCGTTTTACAAGATCAGATACTCTTACGGCACCATAACCGGGTCCTGGTACTTCGGCAACAGTACCGCCAATCATGCTGAACCATTCGCACATTTCATCCGTGATAGCGTCTACATCTATCCATATACTGTAATTGAGTCGACATCCTGGTGGTAATTGTATCATACTGGTTTTGTATAAAAAGTAAAGGTGTTGTTGTTGTTCTGTATCAATAACAAACGCAAATTTCCGTCACTGTCTTTGTATAACGTGGGTTGACTGTAGTTACCAATGTCGGTGCTCATTTGCGGTTGCATACTGGGTTGAAAACTTCCGTTGGTCAATATCCATAAATCTGGCAGAGTACTAAAATTCCAATTGCTATCTACATTGTCTACATAAATTGCCGGACTACCATTGATATTTAGGCTGCGTGTGTAGTATTGAAAATAATAATTGTTGGGCTGGCTTGGAAAATATGTACTGGTAACATTGGTAAATGACAATCCGGCATTTATTTGTAATGCAGTAAATGAGCCGGTACCGTTATCCAATTTGTTGTCGGTCAGGATCAATAAATTATTACTTGATACTATATTTACTATATCGTGTGCCGTACCTTCTGCACCTGGTAACCCTATTACATTGAGAAAATTCATATTTCTGTCAAATATCTGCACCACGGCATTATACCCGGCAACAAGAGCAAATCCCACATTGGTAGTAACTATACCAATATTTCCACTATTGGCATCTTTAACTACAGCACATGCCCCACCACTGCTGATAAATTGTGCAGTATGAGTCAGAGTAAAATTACGCAAACCATTATTGATGTAAATATTATTGGCGTAGGTGTTAGTCCCGCCCATTACAATACTGGGCCCATCGCCATTTAAGTCACCAATACAAACTGCATGAGCCCATACAGTATCGACAAAATCATATCTGGTAAAAACAGCACCATCATTCCAAAACATCACGCTGGCAACGGGACTGCAACATAACTGATTTGACAGTGATGGACTGTCTTGAAATCCACCTAAAAAGATATCGGGTTTACCGTCACTGTCGAAGTCGGCAATAATAATGCGTTGACTTCCATAAATCATGTTGTTGCCAACACCCAACATGGCGTCGGTTTGATCTTTCAAAGTCCCGTCAGTTTGTTGTATCAGTATTTTTACAGGAACTTTGCCATGCACTGCATTGGCGTATGCGGCAGGCTCAACTGCCCAACCACTTACTACTACATCTTCAAGTCCGTCGCCATTTAGGTCGGCCACTTGAGTATTAAAAATTTCTCCGGTTGCCTCACTATTTTGATAAGTTGTCACCTGAGCTAAAGTTTGGTTAAGAACGTGAGAAACCGTCGGAGTATTTGCACTAGAGACCGAGCCCCCGCCTCCCCCACAAGCAGTTAATACTAAAGTATACAGAATTAGGATACTATATTTCACAGGTGCTCCTGTAGCTATTGATATCCTAATTATAGCATTCAAGCCATTTCATGTCAAATCAGCACGAGTATTCTTGTTGTAATTTGATATTGTCAAAGAACTCTTTCTTGACACCGGCGTCGTCCTTGAAGCTGCCTTTTAGTACTGTGGTCTGTGTTAGACTGCTTTTAGCCATAATGCCTCTATTCTCGCAACAACCATGCACTGCTTGGATGTAAACGCCCAAGTTGGGTGCACCTGTGGCTCGTTCTATTTCCCGAGCAATATCGTTGCACAACTCTTCCTGGAGAGTGCCGCGACGAGCACACCACTGAGCAATACGAGTGTACTTGCTAAGACCAATAAGTTTTTGTGCGGCGATGATACCAATGTAAGCGACACCAGTAACGGGCTGATGATGATGACTGCACATAGAGCGGAGCTCACTACGTACCACCAACATACCTTCGTATCGGTCTTCGCTATCGTTTGGAAACGCTGTTGCGTCAGGTCCTGCGACATATCTGCCCTCCATTATTTCGTTAAAATACATTTTTGCCAAACGTCTTGCAGTGCCCTTGCTGTTAGGATCCGTCTCTCTATCAATCAGCAAACAGTCTAACACTCGTTCAAATGCCTCGGTTGCTTCATCAATTAATTGAGGAATGTGTTCTTCTCGAA